AACATGGGCGACGGTACTATTCAAGATATGGGCGGTTATGGCAAGGTTGAAACAAAACAATTTGCGAACGGCCAAGTTATCGTAATGACACCAGACGGCCAAATGAAAAATATTGGTAATTTCGGTGCGAAGAATATCAAGGTTATGCCGGACGGTAAAACGTATATTGTTGGCACAGACGGCAGCATGAAATATGTAGGCACACATGTAAAACCACCTACCGCATCACAAACAGGTACAAGCGGATATAATGCACAGGTATTAAGAACACTATCGGCGCAGCATACTGCATGGGTTAAGGCTAACCCAGATAAGGACGAAAGCGAAAGTCCTTATTATGGCAAATTACAAGGTGCATTAAGCGGTGCGCCTACTGGCGGTGGTGCTGGAACGCCAACTGTTAAACGGCAACCGACATATTCAAGCGAAGAACAGGCAGCAGTAGCCAAGCGAATGAACGAACTATCAGCGCAAGGCTGGAGCGATGATCAGATAGCAGCGGAACTTGATGCGGCCGGTTATGGAAATTATAAATCGTGGTTAAAGTCTTATTAAGAATAAAGGGGTAGACTATGGGTGCATTTGATGATATTACAAGTCGTTATGGTAGTAATGCTAATAGCGGCAACGCTTTTGAAGATATAACAACCGAATACGGCTATGATGTGGATAATGTACCCAAACCTACATTGTGGGACGGCATCAAAAATAATGCAGAGTGGGTGGCTAACGGCGTAAGCGATAAAGCTAATCGTGCAGTTAATCAAGTAGAAACTACTGCAACGAATATGAAAAATACGTTAGGTAATTGGTGGGACGGTACCGTCAATGCGGTTGATGCTGCACACGATGCACGTCGCCGTTCAATTAGTAACGCAGTAGATGCATATCGAAACGGTGAAATTGATGCAACCGAACTTGATGAGGACGGATATAACGAAAATTACAAAGCCCCGGATTATGATGAGAAATCCAAGGCCGTATATAATCAAGTCGTAGGACGTCCGGCTGGTTATCTGGCTATTACGCCATACGTACACCCTTATGTTAGAGGGGCGGCCGGCATATTAGCGGCGCCTACAATCATAGGCGATGCGCAAGATATGTACGCGCAGAATTCAAGCAATTATGCGGAAGGCAACACGGAAAATATTATTGCCGATAGTCCGGCACTAACTACGGCGAAAGGATTTCTTATTGATCCAATCGCTAACCCTATTGGCCGTGCTATAGATAGTCCGGGTGAATTCGCACAAAATATCGTTGATAATCCTTTTAATGCATGGGACGATGTATTTTTACCGGCTGGCATGATACATGGGGTTACACCTAAAAGAGTATCTAGTGCAATCGGTGAACGTGTGGGGCGTGTTGGTGAACATATCAAAGAAAAGGCAACCAATGCATTTGAAGATATTGGGGAACGATTTACCAAAGATGAACCTAAATTTGAAGAAGGCGTTATGTATAATGCCTTTGATGATATTCCAGTACCGGAAGAAGTGAACGCAGTAGAACCGCGCGAATATTCCGAAGGTGGTTTGAACGGACAACCTATGGAAGGAGAAACAGGCAACATTCAAGCGGACGTTTATAACCGTTATCGCATGAATGGATTAAGCGACGTTGAAGCGGCCGGCATGACTGGTAATATTGGCGCTGAAAGTAGTTTTAGCACGACGGTAACAAGTGGCGACGGTTACGGATCCCGTGGGTTAGTTCAGTTTACTGGAGATCGATTGAACGGCGAAAACGGTTTATTAAAATTTGCCGAAAATCGTGGGTTAGATCCGTGGGATTGGAGAACACAGGTTGATTTCAGCGTATGGGAATTGCATAACACCGAAAGTGCCGCACTTGAAGCAATGCGTGCGCATCCAGATGCAACACCGGCGGAAATGGCAAAAATCATTCGTGAATATTACGAAAGACCAGACCCAGCAGTTGCACGTGATAATGTTCGCGCGGAAATTGCGGAAGATACATTTAAAGGCAATTATGGTAGCTATGAAAATGGGCCACGTGATACATCATTTAAAGATAGTAGCTTAGATCCTAACAGAATATCACGTGAAGAACCGTTTAGAGATGAGTTTATAGAACGTGATACGGTAAAAGGAGAGGAACCGCACACAGATTTAAACAGTTTCGTTGAAAATACCGAAAAGAAATCAGTTAAAAACGATGATTTAGGTATAAACTATCAAGGCGAAGGCGAAACGGCTCGTACAGGCGAAATAAACGAATTTCAGCCTAAAGACCGCATAAATACTGACTTTGTAGATGGTGAAAAATCTAAATTTGAAGAAAAAGCACTTGAAAATGATGCAAATACTCAATTTAGGTATGAAGAAGATACGCCAAACGAAAGTTTACGAAATGCACTTGACGATTTACCGCAAAAAGCAAAAGAAACTATCATAAACGAATTGAAAAATGATGCATCTGATCCACGATATACCGAATTAGAAAATAAAGTACAATCTAATACGGAATTATTGAAAGATTTAAACAAAGCCACAAAGCCAGATATTCCAAAAACGGAACTTGATGCGGTTAAGGTTCGATTATCTGAAAGCCTAGATGTACCAGTTGAAAAGTTAAGCCATGAATACATGGATACGGTTCGCCGCGAACGTGCTGCCGAATTAATCACAGATACGCAAGAACTTAAAATGTTACAAGCGGAACCGGTAGAAGGTGGCGTGAGCAAATACGCACAACAACCAAGCCAACTTTTAGACAATGCAACGCATGAGCAAATACACGATGCAGTTGTGAAAGCCTTTGACGGCAACGAAGCAATGGCGAATAGGTACATGGAAAGTAAAGGCGTTAGACCTACGGAATTACTACAATATAGCGTTAAAGGTAACGAAACACCACATACTGGCATTGATGAAGTGCAACGGTTAGGCCGAAATGTTACGCGCAAGGAAATTCTTGATGCGGTTAATAACTTATTCAATCAACGCGTTAAAAGTGGCCGTTTGGGCCGTGATAACGTACGCGGCTGGTACAATACCAAAACCGATGTAATCCGTAGCGGTAATTATGGTGAAATTCCAGTTATCATGCACGAATTGGGGCATTATGTGGATAACTATTTTAATTTCAGTAAAGATGCACGATTTAATGAAGAATTTAACCGTGTAATTCAAGACCGGTTCGGTAAAGCCTATAATAAATTAGGTATGGACGGTATACGCGGAGAAGGTTACGCAGAATTCTTTAAGGATTATGTAAGTGATCGCACGAAAGCAAAACGGGAATTTCCAGAATTCTATAAACACTTTAAGGAAGCGATTGCAAAAGAACCGGAATTAAACGGTATTACAAATAAATTATCTCAGCTGGTTCATGAATGGCACCGTCAAGGCGGCGCGGAACGTATCAAGGGTAGCATCTCATTTGAAAGTAAGGGTAAAGTGAGCCAAGCTATTGATGCGGTAAAACGTGGCGAAGCTAAGGACGTAATCAAAAAAGCGTTAAATGATGTATATACTAAAGTCATTGATGAATTGAACCCGTTGAAGGATTTAGTTGAGGAAGTCGAACGCCAAACAGGCGAAAAGATTGCTTTTGATGACAATCCATACATGCAAGCATGGCTTGCGCGTGGCTGGGTAGGTAAAGCAGAAACGCTTATTGAACACGGCGCACCGGAACACGGTATAAAACCACTCAAAGACATTTTGAAAGGCATAGGCGAAAAGGAACATAAGGAATTCTCCGCATACCTTGTAGCCTTGCATGATTTAGACCTACACAAAAACAAACAAAAAGCAACGTTTGATTATACCGAAGATGCTGCCGTATTAGGTAAGCATGCTGGAAATGAACGCTTTCAAAAGGCAGCAGTTGAAATATATAAATATCAAGATTATCTATTACAAATGCTGGTTAAAGAAGGTATGCTAACGGCTAAGGCATATCATACAATGCGGAAAATGTACCCGCATTATATTCCGTTCTTCCGTGATATGTCAGATGCTGGCATGCAGTCATTCTTATCTGGCGGAAAAGGTTTTATTGATGTATCTAGTCCCGTAAAACGCTTTAAAGGTAGTACACGCGATATTATAGATCCGTTGGAAAGTATCATAAAAAATACCTTCCAATTTTATAACACAATCGAACGCAATCACGTTGGCCGCACATTCGCAAAACTTGCCGATAAAAAAGGCGTAGGGCAAATCGTGGAACGTGTACACGGCAACAAAGCAAAAACTGATAATACGTTTAATGTTTGGGAAAATGGTGAAAAAGTAACATACGAAACAACGCCAGAACTTATCCAAACGATGCGCATGTTAGACAAAGACCAATCCAATATGGTTGCTAAAATCTTGTCTTATCCGGCTAACTGGTTACGCGCTGGTGCTACGTTATCACCAGAATTTATCTTGCGAAATCCCGTGCGTGATATGATAGGCGCATCTATTTATTCTAAGCATGGTTTTATTCCGGTTGTTGATACTTTTAAGGGTTTGGCGTTATTCCTTAAAAAAGGTGAATTATACTGGGACTATATGAAGTCCGGCGCAGCACATGCGGCAATGGTATCACTAGACCGCGACTATTTAGGCGGTCAATTACGCGATATTATGAGCCGTGATAGTAAGGTTACTAAATTAATCAAAAATCCGATTGAAGTATTACGCGCAATGAGTGAAGCAACTGAAATAGCAACACGATTGGCAGAATTCGACAATGCACGTAAAGGCTATACCGGGTTAGGTAACCGCCTATTCGGTAAAGAAAGAAAGCCTTTGACTGCACGCGAAGCAGCACTTGAAAGCCGTGATATAACGCTAGATTTCAGCCGTAGAGGTTCACATACTAAAAAGGCAAATCAAGTAATAGCCTTTTTTAATGCTGCAATCCAAGGCGCTGACAAAATGGCCCGTGCGTTTAAAGAAGATCCGCGCGGTATGACGGTAAAAACTATGCTATATATTACACTACCAAGTGTATTGTTATGGTATATGAATAAAGATGATGAACGATACCAAGAGTTGCCACAATGGGAAAAAGATACATTCTGGATTATTCCGGGCAAAGAAAATATGTATCGTGTTCCTAAGCCGTTTGAAGCTGGCGTGTTATTTGGTACAGCGTTTGAACGTATGTTACAGTATTTTGACGATAAGAAAAACAACCGTAAAAGCGTAGGTTTTAAAGGTTTCGGTGATAGGGTAATAGATAGCCTTGCACCTAGCTTTATGCCTACGGCTATGATACCGGTTGTTGAAGCCATGACAAACTATTCATTATTTAGACAACGCAATATTATTCCGCAATCACAAGAAAACTTGCCAGCACGCCTACAGTACGGCGCTAATACTAGCGAAGTAGCAAAATTTGTAGGCGATAAAATCAACGTTTCACCGTATATTGTAGATAACACAATAAGAGGGTACGGCGGCGGCCTTGCTGGGTTAGGTTTAAGCGGAATTGATGCGGTTTCTGGTGCAAAAGAAAACAATGCATCTAAAAAATGGTATGAAGCGCCGGGGTTAAGAGGTTTCACGGTGGCGCCTTATCAATCATCGGATAGCGTACAGAGGGTTTATGATGATTATAAGGAACAAGAAAAATTACATAATGAATTCAAATTAACAGGGCAACGGCCGGAAGGATACGATGCCAAAGAATTTGCAAAACTCAAAAATGCAAGTGATAGCCTAAAGAACTTGAACAAAGCATCTAAGGCTATAATTAATAACGACCGCATGAGCGGCGAACAAAAGAGGGAACAATTAGACAAAATCAATATGAGAAAAGCCAATATAGCGCGTAGCGTATATGGGTTAGGTAAAGTAAAGTAAGAGGTAATAATGGAACATTTGATTAAGTTTATTGCTGAATGTTGGAACTCTTTAACGGAAAGTTTCATATTAAAAACTCTATTAAGTGGCGCCGGTGCGGTGGCAATCTGGCTGATTGGAATAAAACACGTTCAAATATTGGGCGTGTTTATTTTATTGGTGTTCGTTGATCTACTGACGAAGTGGGCGAGCATTGCCTATAAAATGTTGGTTGATGAATTCGGATATGATCCGGAGAAAATCGCCACGTGGGAAAAATACCGGGCCATACCGATTGCATTTGAAAAACAACTCATAGCATCTAAATATATGCGTAAAGGGTTCATAGGTAAGGTAATGACATATGTAGCGGCTACAATAGCCGCTATTTTATTTGATGAAATGAGCGGTCAAAGGCAATTTGCCGTATCGCTAGTGTGGCTATATTTAGGCTCGTCCGAATTTCTATCTATTCTTGAAAACCTAAGAGACGGCGGCAACGTTTCTATGGGTAAATTTTTAGATTTGATTAGAACCAAAATTGAAAATAAGGTTAAATTATGAGGTGAAACATGAGGGGTATTGATGTAAGCGAAAATAACGGCGTAGTGGATTGGGGAGCGGTCAAGGCTAATGGCTTTGACTTCGCTA